CAGGAGGCACCCCAGTCCTGGATCTGGGAGGTGCCAGTAAAAGGCGAGCGCGCCTCGGCGACCGACGTAACCAGCCGCCGCTCAAGTGAGGACACCAGCGTCAGAGACAAGACAGGAATAGCCATCTCAGATCACCTGACCCCGGCGCCGCCCATCGGCCACGCTTTCCTTCGCGATGCGGGCGATTTCTGGGATGGCTGCCCGCAGTCGCGCATCGATCTGCTCGGCCACGCCCATCTGCGCGCCGCGTGCGTCGATGTTCACGTGCACGCCGGTGCCAGCGCTGGCGCCCCGGCCGTAACCAGTAGCCTCGCGCCGATTAAGCACCCGTTCTCCACGCTGCAAGATGGCCGGCACCTCATCAGGTCTAAGTCCCGCCCAGCCGCCAGAATGCAGCCGGGGGGCATCTGCAAAGGCCGAGACTGGAACAGCTCGCATCGGTGCGCCCGCACCGACGATGCCGCCCGCATGCCAGATGCTCGCATTCACCATCGGGTTTGCGGCAGCCGCTGCCCCACCTCCGAAGACCCCACCGCCAAAGACGCCCGAAAGCGCTGAGGCCAAGGGGCCCAAGACCGCGTTCTTGAAGGCAAGTGTGGCAAGGTCCGCCAAGATCGAGGAGACCAGCGATTTGAAGTCAAACTTGCCGGTGGTGACAAATTGGCGGAAGGCGCTTTCCGCCGAGGAGAAGGCAGACGTCAGCGTCTCGCCGAGCCCCTTGCCCCAATCCATGGCCCCCTTGGCGTAGTCAGCCAAGGACTTCGTGACCTGGACCCAACCGGTCGCCGCGTCTTCTGCGGCCTTCTTGGCCGCACCACCCGCCCCACCTGCCGCCTGGCCTGCGGCGTCAAACTCGTCAGACACAGCGCCAGCCACTTCGGCAGCGCCGGCCAAAGCGTCTTCGCCTTCCGTGCCCGCGCCGATGATTGCCGCCTTGAGCGCCGCCCAAGCTGTCATCGGGCGGGAGGCAGCCTCAGAGAGCATACCAGCTGCCTCACCATAGCCGGAAGCGCGACCGCGTGCGGCCTCCGCCATGCCGCCGAAGAGATCAGGGGTCTCAATGTAGGTCGTGCCCATGGCCGCACGGAAGGCGTCAGCCGCCGCTGTGCCTGCCGCCGAGGCTGCGCCCTCGAAGGGATTGGCAATTCCCCCGAGATCGACCGCCTCCAAGGTACCAATCTTCAGACCACCTTCACCGGTCGCCCAGTCTGGCAGCAGGGCCAGCGCCGCGTTAAGCCCTTCAATGAAGCCATTGATGCGCGTGACCACCCCATTCAGCATCGACTCGACGCCACCGATGAGCCCATTCGCCGCCTGATAGGCAAAATCCCCAATCGCCTGTGGCAGCGCGCCCCAGATCGCCTTCACCCCATCGAAGGCGCCTTGGAACGTCCCGACAGCAGAATTGCCCCAGCCCACGACAGCCGACAGCGCCGATTGCAGCCCACCGTAAATCCCTGCCTGTGCGCCGGCCCAGCCCGCTTCAACCCGCGACCATGCGGCCGTAGCCGCCAGCGCAAGGCGGTCCCAGGCCTCTGCAGCGATATCGCGCAAGAGGCCGAAGGCTGCACCAACCCCGCCGACTTTGCTCACCAGTTGCGTGAACTGGTAAACAAGCTCGCCCGCGCCCACGATGAGCGCGCCGATCCCAGTGCGTATCAAAGCGCCGCGCAGAAAGACCAGCGCCGTGGCGAGGCCCTTCACGGAGAGGGCCGCAGCAGCCAATCCCACCACCCAGCGCCCCACCATGACCGTCGCAAAAGTTGCGGCATAGGTTGTCAGCCGGCCGAGATTGTCGATTACGGCGGTGAAGGCCCGATTGATGGGCCCACCAACCTCCGCCAGCCGCAAAAACCCCTCGGCCAGCGCCGTCACCGCAGGCGCCAAAGCCGCGCCGATCTGATTTCGCATGCCCTCAAAGACCTGACCCACACCGATCAGGGCCAACTCTGCCCGTCGCAAGGCGCTGAGCGCCCTTTGGTCAAGCACCACCCCAAGCCCCGCCGCCCGCTCGCCCAACCGCGCCATCTCCGCGCCACCGTCTTGCAGCAAGGGAATGAGCCGCGTGGCATCCGAGGCCATCGCCTCGAGATAGAAGGTCATCTCTTGGCTGTTGACGCCCGCCTTCTCCAAGCTTGAGACATAAAGCTGCAGCGCCTCAGGTCCCGAGAGCCGTGCAAACTCTTCAGCCGTCACCCCCACCTTCGGCGCGATCTTCTCAAAAAAGTCCGCCATCGGGCCGCCGCCCGTCTGCAGGAAGTCCCCCACCCGGTCGTTCACGTCCTTCAGAATATCGGCGAGTTTTTCTTGTTCGATCCCGACCGTCATCGAGGCAGCCGTCCAGCGCTGGAACGCCTCCGGCGCGGCATTGGCGATCTGGGCAAACTGCGTAATCTCGGCGGCACTTTGTGCCGTGGATCGCACAATGAGGCCCAACGACGCCGTCGCTGCCGCGGCCGCAGCCCCAAGGGCAATCCCAGCCTTGCGCGCAAAGCTCGCAAGACGGGCATTGGCCAGCTCCATCTCGCGTGAGAGACGTCCAAAGCCTTTGGATCCGGCCTCGCCCACGCCTTCCAGCTCGGCACGGACCTGACGGCCGCCCACAGCCGCAAGCCGAACAGAGATGCGTTTTTCAGCCATGGAGAGGACAGGTCCTGTTAATGAAGTTCAATCATGGTTGGGCGCGATCTGCGCGTTCAGACTACGCACCATCACCGCCTCAATGCCGGGCAGGAGTTCCGCGATGGCAGGTGCCGGAACACCGAGGGCCGCACCAACCGCAAAGGCCGCGCCCATGTCCCAACCGATCACCACGCCGGGGCCGATGCGCAACTGCCCCCCAAGGCGCCCGACAAGATCCCAGACCTGCCAACCCTCAAAAGTTGTTGGCTGGTTCAGTCGTGCAGGGCAGTCGGGGCAGACGGATCCGCAGGCTGCGCAGTAGCCGTCGCCCCCGCCGAACTCCCACTCGGCACGGGCGATGAGGCGTTTTTTTCCGCGTCCAAGAGCAAGCCCTTCGCGACATAAAGGCTTTGGAAGGCTTCGAAGATCGGCCAGATATCCAAAAGCGCATCGATGGCATCAGGGCTTACCGGTAATGGCTCGCCCTCAGTGTCCCCAATCCCTTCCCAGTCAAGAATAGCAGAGCGCGCCAGCGCCTTGGCCATCACCAGTGCGGCCTCCTCCGTTCTCACCTCTTTCGGTAGGTCAGCAATCGCTGGATCGCTGCGTGCGGCCACCATCAGCGCCGTGGTGAGCGGGCGAAGTTTCACCCGCACGCCGGGGACAAGGTCGCACCAAAAGGGCGCGTTGGTGAGATCAAGTGTCAGCATGCTTTGGTCTCTCAGTAGGAGGCGACAGTGTTGACGAGGACGGCGGTACAGAGACGCGCGGGACTTGCGGCCTTGGCCGCCTGCCACTCGAAGGTCGCCTGAATGCCCTGAGGCCCCGGGATTTCGATCCGGGGGCGCGGCAGGTAGACGGCATGGGCCGTGAAGGTGAAGCTGGCACTTGCCCCAAGGCTCCAGGCGAAGACCAACTCGCAAGGCGTGCCATCTATGGCTTGGGTGATGAGGGCCGTGTCGGCAAAGCGCACTTCCATCCGCCCGGTCAGGGACGACATTCCGGGATCCGCACCCTCGATCTTGCCGTCCGCGCGGATGGTCTCAATCCGATCGAGGCCATTGGCATAGGTGACCTCCGCTGAGATGACATTGCCGAGCGGTATCCCATTGCGGGTAATGGATCCGTTGAAGTGGCCAAAGCGCTGCTGCGACAGGGCCGTGGTCGTACCTGCAGCCGTGGCAGCGGCGGCGGTCTCCCCTTGCGCCACAAGCCGTGCGGTTGCAGTCAGAAGCCCCGATCGGGACATCTGCCAACTCAGCTGGTCGCAAACGCAGCCCGTGTACATCGCATAGCGCGGTACTTCGGGCATACCCGTCTCGATGGACATGCTTGGCAGCGACCAGTTGCCCGACTGGAACGTGTGGGTCTTGGGCGTCGTGCCGGTGGTCGTGGGACCTCCGAAGGCGGCCTTCAGCCAGAGGCCAAAGTTCTCAACATCAATCGGCACTACGACATCGCCATCCGCCGTGACCGCATCCTTGATCGGGGCCAGCGGATCCCGACC